ATGACCATCTGATACAGATTAGTCAGATAGATGCAACCAAAGATGTCAAACAGCAGGTCATCAGTAAGATCAAGACCGTCACGAATACATGCATTGATCTTCTTGATAGCATCTGCTGCCTCAGCATCAGTCATAAACTGAACATTGTCAGTATTGATAACTGGAGCATCACCACCACCAGAAACCCAGTCAACCGTAGGTTGCACAAATACAACGTCTTCGGTATCTTCAAAGATCTCCATGTCTGCCTCTTGAATGACATAGGCATCTTTCATCTCATCATCAGTTGCATACATCGTATGAGGTGCAATCACAATCTTGAGATGATTGATCACTTGGTTAAACTTGTAAGTGATCGTATTGGGGCGAAAAGTATCAGTGCCGCCAAACCCAATAAAGTCACCTTGAATGATACCAGGGTGCTCAGGAAGCAAATCAAAGCAAGCATGGAGAATATCCGCAACTTTACCCTCATGATTCGCATCAATTTCTTCATGGGAATGATTGATCTTGATCCGTTTTTTGTTGAAGACCGATTTCGTACCAACGAACTTAGTGCCAGTAGCAGGATCGTTGCCCCAGACAATAGCAGGACTTCCATCAATTTTTACCGATGCAGAATTGAAGTTGTAGAGACAATCAATGGCACGAAGATCACCAGTCAGGATGGTGTCTTCGGGGTGTTGGAGGTGAGTGTTTTTCATACTGTTAGTATGGCACAAAAAAAGGGGTCTGTCAAGACCCCTGTGACAGTTCACTTACTGTCCATTTGTTTTAACTTTTGAACTAAAAGATCTGCTAATGCTTCCATTCTATCTGGATGTATAGCACGAATACCAACATCATTCAAAGCAATTTGCATACTCTCTTGTTCTTGGGAAGACAGTTTCTTACCATTAGTCGGAAGAGTCATGAGATTTGCATTACTGATCTAATTATAACAGTGATCCCAAACAAACTGTGAAATTTTCACATTTACTTCCGATTGTCTTCATCTGTCGTTACACCAACAGTGGTGAGTCGCATCTTTTGAATGTCTTGATACTTTAGTTCACGCACAGTTTTATTCCATGCACGTTGGAACTTCTCATCCCAAAGATTTAGATAGTGATCGAGTTGTGTCACGCTTGCCTCCACAAGTTTACGACTGGTCTCTTCATCTTCATAATCAAGTGATGCTTGAAGTGTTGCACGAATCTGGGAAACATGAGATTGTACTTCCTCAAGATCATTCATCACTTCCCATACTTTATCATAATTGAGAGTCATAATTTCCAATCCTTTTCTGTAGCATGTTCGATTGCTGTAGTCAGTATAGCCTGAACTTGTTCATTTGTCAAGTCATTCAACCATGACCAACGTGGATCATTTGGATCCCAATCCAGTTCAACTTTACCATCTTCGGTGATGTTAACTTTCAAGGAATCTTTAGATGTTACTGGTCCTTCTTCCATTGTTTCCTCACTGCTTTTAGTTCCTTTAGTTCCATTTTGATATTTTGATATGCTACCTCAGCACTAATCTTTCGTGCCATTTCCATAGCAGTAATCATCTCAACTCTTGTGCCAAAGTGTTTCAATGCTTCTTCAAAACTATCCAATGATTCGTACATAATTCACACCCAATCTGGTTTACGGTCTGGTTTTCTTAGGTAATTATCTTTTACCCATGGTTTACTAGCAACATACATTTTATATGCAGTATATGTATCTATACTGGTGTCAAATTTGTACCCATCAGGCATTGCCCGTGCAAAGTTATCTGCCATTTTATAGCATGTGATTGATCTCTTTGACTTACGATGAAATATTTTCTTTGCTTCCCAAAGTGTATGGATACAAGAATGATGCTTCTCATATCTATACAAATACTCATGACATAAACCTAAACCATGCTGAATTAACCAAGCAGTGTTGTGATGATTTTGTGCTGCCCAGATTGTGCATGGGTGATTACGAAAAGCACCTTTGGCAGTTGCATAATAACCACCATCTTTCTTGGGCAGTGGACCCCAATCATAATACCATTTGCTGTAGATGATAGACAGCATCTGACAGCACTCTAACGGCATCTTTACGATGTGCTTGTCTGGAAGAACTTTAGCACACACATATGGATCAGGATCTACTGCAAAGATGTTCATAGTTTTCCACCGACAAATCCGTCGTTTACCACCTTAGTATAGTCGTCAAGCGTACCATCTTGCAAGCATTGTAAATGCCATCGTGATATTCTGATGACAGACTCCTCAGTAGCACCAGTGATAAAATGAGCACCAAGGATAGGTTCTTTCAAAACACTGGTATAAAGACCAAAGCGAGTTTTTATAACATAAAATGCATCATCGATCCATTCTACATCTTCAGGGATATTCTTCTCAATGGTGGGGTTATCACCAAGAGAATCATGAATTGTCGCTCTCTTCTTTTCTGTCATCTTTGTTAAATCCAAATGGTCCTTCTTTTTCTTGGAGTGCAAGTTTGAGTGCTACACTTCCGACTGCTTCCATTACTTTCAGAATGTCTTCTGGTTTAGCATCGGGTCCAAGTGTGGTGGCAACATAGTTATACTTTGGCCAAAATGTTTCACCAGCTTTGATGTAATCATCAAGTGTTAGTAATTTCATTTGTCCTCTTCAAGTTTGACACGATAGATTGTGCGTCTTGCAAATCTTTGATCAATTTTTAGTTTGCCAACATACAATGCAACAATCCAAAGGGTGAATAGAAAACCATCAAACCACCCCATTGTGTTCCATGCTTCTACTGCAGCGTCCACTATTTACCTACCCCATAATCACCACCGTCCTCGGCGTTTTTTGCCTCCAGGTCGCGAATGGTCTGGTGCAGGCGTTCAACCGCCTTCTGTACCTCAGCGGTCTCATCCCACTCCCAAGTGTTACCCTTGGTGTCAACAAATTGTCGCTTAGTCATAAGTTTTTCTCCTTTTTACAGGTCTAATAGATCATCAATGTCGATAAAGCAGACGCTATTGAACATTCCTTCAATTCCCTGCAATTTCAGTTTCGTGTGCTGGCGATGGACCTCCACCGCCTCCACGATGTAGCATTTTCCTTTGTTTAACATGTATGGATCATCATTGGATCCCCAGTTGATCTGTTCCTTGGAACATCCCAGAAACTCAACAACGTCACCTACATGAATCTCTCCAAATTTTTGATACTCTGGAATCATCATTTGATTCTGTCGTGCTCAAGTATTCTACCATACTTGAAGTGTATTCGCAATTCAGGCCAATCCTTATGGTCACCAACCCACATAGCAGGATAGACTGTGATGTACTTGGTAATCATCTCAGCGACAACTCTACCCTTGTGACCATTAGAAACAGGACGATAAATCATCCATTTATGTTGCCTATCTTCCTCTGGAACTTCCTCAAAGTCATGTGTCCCATCATATGAAACACGAAATAACTGACCATGTGGATTTAACCAATAAAATGACATTGTACCACCAATGCCATCTTCTATGTCTTTAGTCTGACATACCGAGTTTGTGAATACTGAACCCAAATCATATGATGACTTGAAATAATCGAACATTCCCATTTGTTCTACTCCAGTTGCTCTAGGTACTCTTTTTCATTTTGGTAAGGATGCTTCTTTCCTGTCTTTAATTCCCATGCCTCTATAAGTTCTGGGATCAACCATTGATCCACTCGATAACAATACTTCCAGTTGACTGGTTGAATACAATTCATCACAACAACTTGAAAGAAGGCTACCAAGTGGATCCAAACTGTCAACATACTATACCAGTGCGAGGGGAGGAATACCTTTCACGAAGATAGCATCAACCACATTCTGAAGGCGTTTGATTGTAGCAGCACCGTAGTTATTGTGGACAGGGACTGAAACAAATCCACAAGACTTACGGTAGAACTGACACTGACCAGGGGTAAGTTTGCCAGAGGCAATGTCAGCAGCATCGTTGCGATCAATACGAATCACACGACCGATAGTCTGTGCCATCTCAACAACATTCAAGTTGCGAAGAAGGATGCAGTGAGTCAACCCAGGGACGTTGATACCTTCAGACAAAATAGAATAGTGGAAGACCACAAACTTCTTAGAAGGATCACTACCCCAAGCAGTCAGAGTGTTGAAAAACTCTTCACGGTTGACCTTACGATCATCGACATATGCACCGAACTTACTAGTAATATGTAGGACGTGATAGTCACGATCTTTGAGTTGCTGAATCATATCAGACTGCCCCAGCATACGCCCCAGGACGCGACTGGAAGGCGCTGCAACCAGCACCTTTGCTGCCTGGTTATCATCAAGGTTGTCAATGATGTTAGAGACGGTATCAGCGTCGATCTGAGCAGCACTGTCCTTAGTGCGGTCAGCATTGGTCTCAATGCCAACAACAACAGGAGGAATGATGCTACCGTTATTGATCAGTTCAGGTGCAGGAACGTTGCAGATAACATTACCAAACACAGTGGTGTTGTTCATCCCACGATCATGCCGACGTGATTGACGTGGTGTAGCAGTAAAGAAGAATGAACGATCTGCAAAGTTAGAGCAAGCAGCAACAGGAACAAAGAATTGCTTAGTGCAAGCATTGTGCGCTTCGTCAAAGTAAGCCACGTCGATGTCAATACCAGCATCAACAACACGACGTAATGAATGATAGGTAGTGAAGATAATGCAGGACTCATCGGCAGTACGGGCAACATTATTAAACAGAGCAATCTTCTCGGACTTAGTGCTGCTGAAGTAGTGAGTCTCACCGCTGTGGCAGTGAGCAACGTGGACAGAGTTGCTGTCGATCTGTTGCATAAACTCCTCGCACAGTTGATTAGCGAGAAGGATACGAGGAGCAACCACAACAATGGTTTGAGGACCGTCAGCGAGCAGACGCAGCGCGTGACGGATCATGATCATGGTCTTGCCACCGCCTGTGGGGACAAGCACTTGACCCTTAGCAGCACTGCTCATAGAATCGAGAGCACGTTGCTGGTGGGGGCGGAGAGTGATGGTCAAGTCGGTTTCGCTTCAATGCATATAGTATAAACCCCCTGACGGCGAACCGTCAAGGGGCTGTGTCAGTTTACTGACTGTCTATGCGTTTTCAGGTCTCTTGAACTTCTTAGAGATCTTTATAGCGTTTGCCATAACTGCATCTCCAATCTGATTACGAGGTCCAGCATCACGATACATAGCAGATTGACGATACTTGTCAAGAATGTTGAAGAAGATATATCGATGTGCATTAGCATCAATGAAACCCTTTGAAAGAGTTGTCTGGTTCTCTACTTGATTGAGAACACTTGTTAGATACTTCCATAACAACTTCTCGGAACCATTCTCTAAAACATCATCCATAAAGTGTGCCATAAGACAACATGCACGGTACATAACTCCCGTCATATATTTGTCTTTGTGGAAACCAAACATTTCCTTCCACAAAATGTATCCAGACCATAGACGTTCCATGGTATCAGGATGATCCATCTTGTAGTCTGAAGTGGCAGCAATGAGAAACTGGTTGAATGATTTCAGTTCTACTGCATCCTCTTCAGTAGATCCAAATCCATCAATATTCAAGTTAAGTTCTCTGAGAACTCTCTCTATCCAGAGTGATACTGGTTCATCAAATACTACACCCGCACGAATCTCATCAACCTTGTTGAGTTTCTTACGTTGAGTATTCAGAGCATAAAAGATCTCTGCCTCAATCTTCTCACATTCCTCTAGAGTCGCATTTTCATCATGCTCATAAACAAATGCAGGGAACTTGACACCCTCTTTACCTGCTCCTGAGAGGAAATATAGAACTGCCTTGTGCTGCCCATCAATCAACCAGTCACCACCATTAGGTCCAAGTGACTTAGGACGACGTGCAACTACTGCAGGGACGAGAAGTTTCAGATCTAACTTCTTATACTTTTTGATAGAAAAGACGCTCAAAATACGCTGATAAAGCTTCGATACCTTCAGAAGTCCAGGATCGACATAGTATTCGATAATCAGTTCTTTTCCAATGTATCCGTGCTCAACGGATTTTACCAACTTGGTATTAGAAGCAAGCTGGTGGATGTAATTAAAGCTATCCATAAATTTCTCCTTGTGAAATTTGTAAATGGGTGTTTGGCGTCAACAATGTGAAGTAACTTCTTGAGTTGACTTAGTAATTATATAGGTTGATTAGAAATTTGTCAACCTATTGGGGAAGAATGTCACGGTTTCCCAACGCATTTCATACTCTCCCAGTAGAAAGTCTTCCATGCGATATGCTTCCAATTCGGAAGGATCGTCACAGTATTCTAAATGATCAATGGTCTCACTTTTCCAGTATTTGTGTCCATTCTTGTGCTTGAGATCACCTTTAACCATTTGAAACATGTGCCAGAGTTCATGTAAAAGAGTTGTGCGATATAGAGTATTGTCCATATAAGTCTGAAGTTCAATCAGAAAAGTTCTAGGACGTGATGGAATGTCCTCGGTAGAACAATATCCAACCACAGATTCTCTCTTCAGACCACGATGAACAACATCAATCGTGAGTTGATAGTTTGGTAGATACTTATCTACAAACCAGGATACAACACTCTCACACTCCCGCTTTCTATAACCATACCCACTAGGGCAGAGAATACTCTTGCTGACCAATGTAGCATCCATACGAAAGATGTTAGAAAGAGGAGGCGATGAGCGTTATTATACATCAGAACTTGTTTAGCATCTTAATAGTCTCAGGATCAATGTTATCCTTGATTCCTACAGACCAATAATCGTTTTCATCTTCAAACGGATCAAACTCTTCTACTTCGGTGTACTTGTCAAACACGTCTTGTTCGTAGGCGAGATCGTCGTACATGTGCTCCTTTGGTTGAACTCTCATATAATAACCCCCCTCAACGCATCCGTCAAGGGGGGTGTGCCACTTTATTGAACTGTCACATCAGACCTTCATAATGAAGACTAGTGAGACCCACTCAGGTTGGTTATCCCATGTCAGTGTTGCTTGTGTGCTGTTTGAATCATAAACCTGACCAGTTGCACCGCTAGTTGATTGACCAGTACCAGAGATTTGCAGAGCATGGAAGTGATCATATGCATTATATGGTCCAAGTGAACCTCTACCCAGTGTGTTACCTGCAGATCCAGAATAAGATCTTCTAGGATCAGTTGTACCAGAAAGAGCATGATAACCGTCACCATTAGAGTCGCCACCACTACCAGGACCACTTCTTAGTGTTCTGTTACCATTAATATCGTAGAATGGTGATTGATCAACAGCAGTATATCCTTCTGTTGTACCTTCAATTTCAATTCCACCAACTTCACCATAACCTTCACCAAACTGAACATTTTCACCCGCAGCGTTAGCAATAGCAAGCGCTCCATCTTGACTACCACTAAAATCATGGTCGTGATTTAGAATCGTAGGTGACAGTCCGTGAGTGTGAGCAGGAATTTCTGGTCTGGTTAGTTCGTGACCACCAGAGATAAACTCTCTTGTTTGCTCATGAGCACCACCTGTTTGATTAGCACTCAGCATACCTTTGACAAACTTATCTGTCATGTTTGGTGCAACTGTTGTCGTACCAAATCTGTTGTTATATGTACCACCATCACATAGAACATATCCATTTGGAATGTTAGAGTTAGTTCCAGACCACATAATAACTGCACCAACAGGTAGTGCTTGGTTCATAATATCATCACGAACTTCTGGTGAGAAGAGTGTACCAGCAGCCTGAGAGAAACCATTGTTTAGACTGAAGTTTCTGTAGACATTATTGGTGTTGGTTGGTTCCTTAACTCTGAAGAAATAGTTCTCATCAGTTTCACCTTGGAAAGATGCATAGCATACATGAGTATTAGGAATTGAGATGCCACTATTTGTTCCACGGAAGAACATATCATCTTCTAGGTATAGATCAGATGACATTACAACAGTATCACCGAACGCAGAAACATATCCAGGTGCAACATCGAATGAATAAACACCACCACCAAGTTCACTGATTCTTGCTCTTGGAGCATCTTGGAAGTATGCAACTGATGGTTGTGTCAGTGCTCCAGAAGCACCAGAACGTGACTGATCGATCCACATAACAGGAGATCCATCAGACTTATCAATACCAACCAACCAATCATTAGGACGTGTAGATCCTGCTTTGATGTAGAAGTTGGAGGTACGTGCAGAGTTTCTGTAGTAACCATTGATACCTAGTCTACCTTCAGTTGGTGTATCTCTATCCTCAAAAGCATACAGACCACCAGTCTTTGTCATGCCTGTTTGATACCAGACACCATCAGTTTGACCAGCAGGATCAGGTAGGAAGATCCAAGATTGGTTGTTTGATGTAGCATCAGCACTCATCGCAGCAGATGCTTTGTGTGCAATATCACCAAAACTTTGACCATGAGCCCAGGTAACATCTACCAATAAACCATCAGAACTTACCATGTTCTCAACGATGTCACCAGCACCAGCAGCGTGCATCGGTGGACGTGTAGTCAAAGACCAAAGTGTGGTGTCTTTTCTTAATGCTAGATCAGTATCATAAGTTTCAAATGTGGTCTCACCACCAGATGTTTCAGTACCAACTGCTCTCAAACTTACGTTATTTGTAGAGAACAGATCATGAACACCACGATAGTCACCAGTATTTCTTACTGAGAAACCATTACCTGCACCATAGAATGTAACCTTCTGAGTCTTAGTTCCAGCATCTTTAGGTGTGTTGAACTGAACACCACCTAAGAACTTAGTTGGACCTCTAACAGATCCCTTCTGTCTAACAGATGCATCTTGGTCAGAGTTTTCAACAGTTAGTGAACCTTTGACAACTAGATCAAATACATCATCTCCAGATGATGCACCTTCTTCATCACCAACAGGAATGTTATCCTCAGGTACAGCAGAAACCTCTAGAATTGCCTCATCAATAATCTCAATCGCACCAGTAACAGCATTAATCTTCTGGTTACCAACATATAGATCACCCTGAGAGTTCAGACCAGAATAGAATACAACACCAGCATCTTCTTTCTTAGCCTGTGATACAACAACCTCACGATCTGTCAGTTCACGTTGTTGCTTAGCAGGGAAAGCAGTTGAGTAGTTACCTGGACCATAACCAACATATTCAAATGTATGGTTACCAGATCTGACAAGTGATGGTCTGCGAAGTTCAATCTCAATACCAACATCTTCAGTTCTACTTGAAGAACCACTTCTTAGATAACCAATAGGAAGGATTCTAGACTGATCTTCTCTACCTCTTCTTGCTGAACCTTCACGCTCTACAGTGATGTTTGAAATTGCAACAGAGGCATAGTTGTTATCCGTCAGGAAGGCAACTGCTGCCTCTCTGGTGATTGAATTAGTTCTAGAGTCAGAATAAACATAACCTTGGATTCTATGATCTGCAACTGACTTAGCAACTGGTGCATTACTGACAGGATTATCAGCATCCAATGCAGGATATAGTTCAGCAGTGCTCTGACTAAACTTAAACTTCTTGAACCAGTTTTGTGAAATAGATCCACCATCACCACGAACCATTCTGTCGTGATCAACCTGAACGTCTGCAAGTAACAGTGTTAGATAGTAGACACCATCTTGTACTCCAGGAATAAAGTCCTGAACCTCAGTGATGTCATAGATGTAATAAGATCTTTCATATTGATTATAATCTCCAGGATTACCACCATCCCATGTCTCAGGTACATATCCATCAGGATTAGTTCTCAGTTTCAGAACATAACCAAGGAATGGTGGGCGAGCAGACTTGAACTCTTTGGGTAGAACATATCTGAATCTGTATGTTCTGTCGTAGTTTGTTCTAACGTCTCTTTGACGATTTAGTTTTGCTGGTTGTGTTGCTTTAGGTGCTTGATCACCTTGGAAGTCTCCTTCACTCAAAATAGCATCAATAACCTGGTTATTTGCTGTCTTAGTAGTTACAATCCAGTTACCAGCAGTTCCTGTTGCAGTGTCTACAGGATTAGAAGCACCCAGTGGATTCAAAGGATCATATTGTAGTGGGCATCTTGTGATCCAAGGTGCAGCAGACCACTGACCAGAGTTAGCAAATACCTTTACTTTTCCTGCTGCAGAGATAGCACCTAGAGTAATCAGGTTTCTATCATTATTTGCATCATCAAATGTAGCAACAATTTTGAATCTTGATGTGCTAGTTGGATATGCATAATAGAACTGAGTTTGAATCAGAGGACCACTCGACAGAGTTGGCATTGTGTCTGTCGCAGAAGATTTCACGAAGAAGATAGGTTGACCCTTATCAAATCCATGAGGAATCTCTGTTGGTGATATAGCAGATGCATCATTAACAGTAATAAACTCATTAGAGTTTGTACTGGTAATGAACTCAAATGATGTAGGAGTTGGTCTCATATCTGAAGTCTTTTGAATGACTTTCAGTTCACCAGTTGCTGTAATTGCACCCTGTGCAGTAACAGTCTTAGGTGGGTTATCAGTACGAACGTCAATAGGAGTACCTGCTCTTGCTTCTTCAATAGTTTTAGCAAGTTTGAATTGACTATCTCTATTTGAAATAGTTCCAGATGGACCATTCCATCCCTGACCAGAACTTGTCCATCTACCACCATTTTCTGAGATGATATAGTATGTGGTGTTAGGTTCAATACCATCAGGTAAGTAACCCATCTCAGACTCAATTCTGACTGGTGTACCAGTTCTCCACTGGTGAGTTTGACCACCAGACAGAGTACAAACGTCAGTATTTGGATTGACCGTAAATACTTTCTCTTGTACGTGTTCAAATGAACCAGAACCAGTTACGTTAGTTGCTAGTTGTACATTTTTGACAACAGTAATAGCACCCAGAGTCATCTCAACATCTAGGTCTTCATCTTGCTTACCACCTAAAACATACTTATTTTCAAACAGATAAGTTGGTGTCTTATCTGGCGTCTTAGCATTGAATAGATGCAGTTTAGTTCTTGTTGAAGAGGTATTAGATGACTGTACCTTTTGTACGTCGAATGGATACCAGGATAGTTCATCAATGGCAGCCTCATCAATCTTCTTGGGAGGAATAATATGAGTGATCTTACCAAACTTATCTTGTGGGAAAGCCTTTTCACGGAATCCAATTGCTCTCAGAGCTGTGTTACCAAAGTTAGAGTTCGAGTTGGTAATCGAAATGTCACCACCATCTTCAATCAAGAAGTGATCACAGAATCCAACAGCGAAGACAGAAACTGCCTGAATCAAACTCTCATTTGTGATATGAACGTGGAATGTTCTCCAGTCATCACGATAAAGTGCAGATCCTTCACTGTGTAGTGTAGCAACTGTGGTTGATACTTGGTCAGATGGTAGAGTGAATCCTACCTGAGATTCTGTTAACCATGCTGGATCTTTCAGTGGGTTGCCATCAGCATCAGTTCTATTCTGGATCTGATACATGTAACGAACGAACGCTCTATCATCCTTCTGGAGAGAAACACCCGTGTACTGTGCAACAACCATTGACTTGAATCCAGTTGCCTTGGATCCATCAGCCAACATACCACAAATACCAAAGACTGAACGAATCGAACAGTTGAAGATATATGGTGATGCAGAGTCAACAGTATCAATGTCAGCGATCAGTGTTGCTGCTGCTGTAGTATTGAAACTATAGGTCTGTGGAATTGTAGATGCAGACAGAACCTTCTCACACTGAATTGTGTTAGCGTTGATAACACTAGTAACAAAGACAGTGCCATTAATATCACCACCAAATCCAGAACCTTGAGAAGTTTCGGTTACATCCAGGTCTTTCAGAGAGACAATCTGGTTCTTGAATAGACCATGTGATCCTCTTGTAGTAACACTAATTCTATATCTCGATCCTTGAATCAAATTGATAGCAATAGACTCAATTCTGTTGTCTACGTTCAGAGGACCAACAATTCTGTTCTCCTGCTGCCTTGCTTCAATCTCACCTTCAGCATCAGTGATAGGATCAATAATGTCAATGTTAGAGAAACCTCTAGCAACCTTTGCATAGTACAATCCAAGATCATTCAGTTTGGTGATCTTAGTATTTGCTTCATGAAGTGCAGGTGCTGTTGTACCTAACTGGTTTCTATATACAGTGATTCTGCTCTCTTCAGGATATACTTTCTTGACTCTGACAACCTCTCTCGATGAGGCAGTAGCGTTATCAATCAGCAGGTAATCTCCCATGAAGATTCTTGCCTGCGAACCACTGTTGATCTTGTTTAGATAAATGTCAGTAGCAAGAGGATCATTAACTGCTTGAGTACAAACAATGTCAGCAACTGACATTCCATTGGCATACTCAAAACCAGTGATCTTATGGTGCGATCCAAGACCAGTTGTACCACTAGTTGTGAGTGGTTGCTGAGTTAGATTCCACTCATAGTTTGCAGAATACTTAGAGAACTTGACTGTATCTGCAAAGTCATTAGTTGCATATCTATAGATACCACCAGTTTGAGTTGGAATAGCATCAAAGATAGAGAACTGCCAGAAGTAACAAGCACCAGTAACTCTAAAGAACGCTGCTCTTCCTAGAGTCTGATTAAATGCTTCTTCTACATATGCTCCAGGTTGTTTATAATCAGACGTACCATATCCTACATTATTGGAGTCAAGATACTCCGCATACATTGGATCAGGAACATAACGAGGTCTGATTCTTGTCTTACGAAGGTCACTACCAATGATGGAAGTACCTCTAGGGATGACTACACCACCCTCAGTAGAGTTGAACTTATATAAATCGTTGGCATCATCAAAGATATTAAAGTTAGATCCATCCGTCAGTTGAGGAACAATCGGTTGACCACTAATTGTTTGGTCAGTGTTCCAATAGTTTGCATCTTTATCCCAATCTACAAAGAATCCAGGTCTGTTGTCAATCCAGTGATCTCCTGGTGACAATAGAATTGAATATTGATCGTACTTATCATTTCCCTTATCTGGACCAGCAACGTATGAAAATCTTGCGACTTCAAGTAGTGCTCTCTGAATAGTTTTGAAGGGTCTTGTTGGTGAGTTACCTCTGTTAGAAATCAGGTCTGATGCGTTGAACTCACTAGGATCAACATAGAGAAAACGACCTTCAGTAGAACTAATCAGGTTTGTTAGGCGAGTGAGTGACATGCTCTTTATTAGACATACGGATCCTATATGCATATTTATAAACAACAAGACCCTCCCGAAGGAGGGTCTTTGAAGTCACACGGAAGGGATCACTGACGACAGTATCGCCAAAGCCCTATGACGGAATTGAACCATCCTCTGCAGTTTACAAAACTGCTGCATCACCACAATGCTTATAGGGCGTGTCTGTGATAGTCTTGACGTGCTCTCTCACGTCTTTGTACTCTACCGTTACCTTTATTCTTTGCTCTGTATGTAGGAGTTTGGGAATGGCAGTTTGGGCAGATAAACCTGAGATTTTCAGGACTATCATTATAGGGGTTTCCATCAATATGGTCAACCTCTAAACTGATTGGGTTATTGTTCCATTCAGTAATCCCACAGCACGAACATTTATAACCGTGTGTATCTGTGAGATATTCTCTCAGTGCTATTTTACCAGGCTTTTTGCCTCCAGTCAACCACTCATCAATGCGTTGTTTCTTTTGAAACTCTTGTTGACAAGTATTAGAGCAATACTTACCAGTTTTATTTGCTGGATTGTATTTAAACTCTGTTGAGCAATGAGAGCATTTACCTAACATAGTAGACCTTTTTATTTTATTTATAAGGTCTACTAGGTTAGGCAATAGGAGTGGAGAGACTTGAACTCTCACGGGCACAATGCCCAACAGATTTTAAGTCTGGTGCGTCTACCGATTCCGCCACACTCCCAGTATAATTAGAAGGTGACGTATTTTAGGGTGTTTTCATCAAGCATCTCACGACACAGTTTGAGAACATTCATAAACTCTTCTGATGTCTCACATTCTACCACACGTTCATTACCCTCGTCAGAATAAAGGTAGAACTTGCGCTTTTCCAGATCGACAACAACCTTGTTGAGAACGTCGTTTTGCATCGTGTCCCTTGATTACTCCGTAATTATACCACGCCTTTGGGTGGCGTGTCAACCCCCTAGTTCAGGTAAATTTTGCTCGCTGTGACCTTGAAGATCTGTCCAGCACTGATGTAGTGGAATCCATTAGGAGTTTTGAAATTTGTTTCAGTTCCATTCACAGTTGTATACATACTCATTCCAACATCATTTGTCCAGAATCCAGCGTTTGTAAATTCAATTCCACCTTTTTCATTCTTTTGCTCTACAGCAACTCCATGTTCTGCAACCATAACAAATATACCCTTTACCTCATGGTCTTGGGCATTTGTAACAGTATTTAGTGAGTTTGATTCAACATGAATAGTATTTGCTGCATCTATGGTGATAGATTCACCTTTCACTACATACTCTTTCTCTGCTTTAGTTGATACAACTTTGGCACTTTCTCTGATTGCTTTACCACCATCAAGATCATACTGAGCACACTTAATCTTTAGGTCTTTGGAAACATCGATGTCCAAATTACCATTTACTTTGATGTGTGAACTATCACCATTTCGTGCAACAAGTTTTAGGTCTTTCTTTGCAATGATTGAAATGTTTCCATCTGCATCAAATTTTATAGAACTACCAGACTTGTGAAGAAACTCAAAAGATTCCTCTCCTGGTGTAGTGTTGAATCTTGTTAGAGATCCATCATAAAATGTTTTGCCCTGAACATATCCAGGTGCTGCTTTTGTGTCTCTAATAGTCATATCGTTATGGGCAATCTACTACTTCTACTTTTTGTTGTAATGCAAGTTTTTCTTGTAGTGTTCTATTATTTTTATTTACAAATCTGATGACAGGTACAACTACAGCACCTTTTCCTCCTCTCCTGTCACCGACAACATTATCCTTGATTATGATTGATGGCGCACAATTATAATTATAACCAGAATCTACAACCTTCACGTCAGTAATTCTTCCTCCACTATGCTCTAAGGAAACTTGTGCTCCATATCCTAAACATCCACCAGTAACCTCTGCATATGGATCAATATAACCCTCACCAACATTTCTAATTTCAACACTTTGAAGAATACCAGTAATGTCATCAGATTCTGCAGAAATAACAATCGTAGTATTAGTTTGATTGGTTAGTGTGTTTGGATCATTAACAGCATCTCTAGCGTCTGGTTGTCTAAGTTCACCACCACACATATTGATACTTACAATAGGTCTTTCTCTGAATACATAACCATTCTCATTTGCAAAAGAAGCAGAAACTATTTCACCATCAACATTGACAAATGCTGTTCCTTTCAAGTAATAATCATCAACTGAGAATCCTGTTTCTGGATCATACATTTGAGTGACAACGAATAAATCAGGAGCACATGCACCATTAGATCCATTTCCATACCCAGATCCACCATCAAGAACAATTCCATCATTTGCTGGATATCCATTACTGTCAATAGGAAGTTCAATACGAGCTCCACTACCACCAATTTCACTAGACCTAGGAATATAGCGAGAAGAACCTATCTTCATGTTCTTCGTTTTATCTCTCTTGTATCTAATCCATGTACCCTGAATCAGTGGTGCTTCAAGATTTCCAATTAGAATTTCTCTAGTGTCCTGGTTCCAAGAAATTGCAGTTCCCTCGATACCATATGTTGGACCTTCACCCGCACTACAAGATACATAATTGTCAAGAATACCTAATTTAGACAATAATGTAGCAGCTTCATATGCTTGTTCTGGACTACCACCACCAGCAGCTAATGCTGCTTCTACACTAGTTGCACTGGCAAGAAGATCTGGAAAATCAAGTTGATTCTCTGAAAAATTCTGTTCAACAATAGCAGTAATATCTAAATTACCATTGACAACATCATCAATAACTTCTGAGCAAATAAATCCTTCAATAATTTCACCGCTATCAACAAATTGTTCTAAAGATCTACCAAACGAAGATGAGGTATATGATGGTGTGAGAAGTTGTCTATTGTCTTCAGCATACGTACTCACATTAGGATCAGAACAACCACTTTCTGCAAGAGTATCGGCATCAATAGGATTCTCCATAAACTGTTTTGCTGATTCAAGTGCAGCGGCAGTTTGAGTATCATTAAATGATGGGATTGCAATATCTTGTGGTCTCATGAATCCTTGCTTACTATCATAAACAAAAGATCTGCTACACTTGATCAAATCTTTATCGATACATCCAATAACACCAAGAATTGACTTTGCAAATCCAATTACAGAACTAATAATTCCGTTGATAGTTCCAAGAAGAGATCCGACATCAGACAGAATTGCAGTCAATAGATCACCAACAATATTAAGAGCATTAGTAACAGAATCTAATGCTTTGACTAGAATGTCACCCATCGCCTTACGGATGGCACAATTCGCCTGACGGAAAAATTCAGTGGGGGAATTTTCAATCTGATCTAAAATACCCTGTAACATAGAATTGAACTGCGGAAACAAAGTTTCCAACAGTTGTGTCTCCATGATACATTTAATAGTATTCAATGCTTCATCAAGAGATTTCTTGATGCCCCTGATAGTCAGTGGTTTTGGATTAGCAGAAGCACCATAGATCTCAGGATATTTCTTTGCAATTTCCGTCTCTGCATATCTGATAATAGCAGAGAGTGGATTCTTCATGATGTCAGAAAGAACCGTCGAATAATCATTGACCTTTGATTGAATATCTAAAACTTCACCAGTTCTTTTATCAATCCACTTATTTCCTGCTTTAGTTGCATCTGATAGAGAATTACTAAACTCCTCAAGTTTAGCAGCCATCTGATCCATCATACCCTCAGATGAACATACTCCGTCTCCTCTATTGACTTTGTATGTTTCATCAGACTTACGCTTCTGGTCTGCCTGACTACCTAATTCATCCTCTGAAGTACCCTTTGCTTTTGCTTTACCAAAGTCATCACCAGATTTTGCTTTTGGTTCTAAATGTGGTTGATCATTTGTTTTATCTGCCGATGGACTGACAGGTTTCTTACCAGCATTTTCTGGATTAACATGATCAGGTTTACTCCAAATATTAGATGGAGATAAAAAATTATCTGGATTGACTGTGGACTTTTTATCAGTGTTGATAGTTCCACCCAACAAACCCCAAATGATAGGGATTTGTTGTTCTTCTCCATCCAGAAAAAATCCCAGACACCACTGACCAGGAAGCAACATACACTTTGTTCCCTGACCACTCATCTGAGAGTTTGTAGGGGGATAAAGTATCTGTGCCCATGGTAAATCATCTGATTTGATATTGTTTCTGTCGGAATGATATCCAACAATTCTAACCTTGACTCTGTTAGAATTTTTGGCAGTATCTACAGATTTTTCGACTTGCCCAACCCACCAGTTGAACTTATCTTTACCAATAAAGTGTGGTGATATTAAACTGGTTGCTTGATCCATTTATCAATCTTCGTAAACTAAACACTCTGGAGCACTAGGATTTACATCACAATACATCTCAAGTGGTGTAGGATCATGATGATCTTCTGGATGATTTTCATGATATGCTTCTAAATCATGAAGTTCACCCTCAATATGCCTACGTTGTTGTGGTGAAATGGTTGGATCCTCAAGAATCTTTTTATCTTTTTCGATGTGTGACTCGATGTTTTCCATTTAGGTTTCCTCGTTGTTAGTATCTCTTACCAAGAGTAAAGATGTTCTCATTCCAGTTGATACTAGAGTATGCACTACTGTTGCGATAGTGTAGTACCCAGACTGTTTTTTATCTGTATTTTCTTTTGTTGAGGATTTACTTTTACCTTTCAATACAGATAGGTATATTTTATCCCCAGCATGTAAATTGCTGTTACCATAGATATTTATTTCTATTTTATTAGTAACTGCTAGAGAAGATCTTACTAATTGCTGAGATAGGGACTGTCTTATTTTATCATAACTTTCAGATTGTGCTGCAGTATCTGTATTCTCATACATTTCATTGTTATAAACCTTAGTCATAATTCTAGTTGGACTACCACCACTGGTCGGAGTTGGACCTTTTGCAAGATGAGCAAATGATGAATAAGTTTCACCCAAATCATATATGGTTTCATTATACCTTAGGGAACTTACATCAAAAAATCCAACTAAATTAACTTTTCCTCCCATGATAGAAGATCTCTCTGCATTATCATTTGATAATGTTTTGAAACTTAGAATGTTTCTTGATTTAGTTTCTTCATCCATTCTATCATTTGACCTTGCAGCATTATAAAAGTAGGTTTCTTTCTCTTTCTCTCCTCTAAATGTGTCCCCAGAGTCTTTATCTGGTGCTGCAAATACCTCATCTATTGGTTTGAAATTGTAACCATCAGAAGTTTCCCAAAATAGATATCCTGCAGATCCTTTACCTTCTCCCTTAGCAACATTTGTTGGAATCGATCTCTTACATACGTGCTTGATAATAAAATCAAATGGGCGATCTCTCATGGCAGCAAGTGTCAGTGGAACAGATTTATACTTACCTGATTTCACTTTCTTATTGCTTTTCAAATGTTGAGATAATACAGTAGGAATAATTGCATCTGTTGGTTCTTTCTGTTTGAACAACTTCTCAAATCTACTTTCTAAATTTAGGTATCCTTCAGGAGAAATACATTTCAAAGTATATACCGAAGTATCACCCGATTTAGTTCCAGAAACAATATCATATATTCTAACCGAAACTTCAATTTCCTCTCCCTCTAGCATAATTGATTTGAAAGTCAAATCTACAGTGTCACCCGTCAAAATGGGCAACTTAGTCATCAAGTTAGTATCAGAGTCTGCTGTATCAGATATCAGCAAATTAACCTCAATCGCTGGAGAGGTAATACTTTCTCTGTAAGTAACTGTTGGCACTTTCTGTGCAGAAAGAGAAGTTCCTTTGATTTTAATATTAGAGATTTCAAAATCTCCCGCACCTTTTTGATTTTTTGCCATTATCTATTGACTCCTAACGATAGCATGTCATAAAGACTGTTTGTAATACTTGAAGCACCAGAAGAAGAAGATACGTTTGCATCAGGTGATGCTTCAGAAACTGGATTTACAATACCACCTGGCGATGATCCAGGTGAAGCCTCACCAACATTAGTGGCAAAACTCATTCCTGTGCTTGAATTTGCACCAACAGGATTTCCAAGCATATTGTAAAGTGCATTTGTAAGACTAGGTATATCAGTAATTTGAGTGACTCCAGGTGTACCAGTCATACCAGGAGAAACACCACTAGTAATTGGTTGTGCTCCTGAAGGATCATGAGGTGTTCCAAGTAAACCAGTAAATCCACCTGCCATAAGGATATTTCTAACCTTCAATGAAAGTTGTGGTTCTTGTCCAACAGGAACCTGTGCAGCAGGAACGTCAAATGCTAACCCACTGCCATGATAACCCCTATCTCCAGGTCTATCAGTGGATCCAATACGAATATTGTTTCTTCTCAATAATGCCATTGCGGCATTTCTTTGAGGTTGAGTTCTAAATGCGAGGTGTTCATGGTAGTTGCTGCCACCATGGTCAGCTCTATATCCAGAGTGACTTTTATCCCCTGTCAAATATTCAATAACTTGACCACCTTGCTGGAATCCAGCAATATTTTTAAGTGAACCAAATGCTGGTTTGAATAAATTAGCAAGTGGACTACTACCTAGACCACTAAAAATAGAAGAAGATCCAGATGAAGTTCCAGATGAAGATCCAGATCCCTCCCCACTAATATATGCAGGACCACTGCTAACACCCTTTTGTTTCATCAATTCGATCAACTTCCGAGGATAGCTAGGATCTGTAGCATAACCTTCAGACTTCAGCATCGCTGCTGCTTCATTAGGACTACCAGCATTGTTGACACCCCTATATGACTTGTAATTCTTATACCACTGAGTCACAAGGTGATCAACGGCATCTTGAGGTGTGTCAAAGTTCTTGAAGTTAGCATTGACATAAACGCTTTTACCATTGATAACTTCTCTAGTTCTATGATTGGTTGAAGATTCGCCGCTGGTTGCTTTGATTCCGAAGAAATTATTTTTACCAGACAAAGCTGAGCCCCATCCGCTTTCGAGTGCCCACTGAGCACTAACGAGTTGAGGATACTTTGCACCCTTCTCCTTACCCCACTGAGTAAACTTATTCCATCCCTCTTGTCTTGTTACTTTTCCACCTTCTTGGAATCTAGGAAATGCACCAAAATTGATAGCGTTTAGTCTTTGTGGACCAATAGCAGATACTGCTTTTCTATTAAGGACATACTCACCACGCTCAAGATAAGCAGGGACACTATCTCCAGTTGGTTTACCACCAAAGATTTGACCACCTCTTGCTTTCTTGACCGCTGCTGGATCAGCTGGAGCAGATCCGTCAGTGAACAGTGGAGATCCATTCAAACCAGTATAGTTGACAACTCCTGGTGGAAGGATTCCAGCTAAAGTTCTAGCAAGAGCACGACCAGCAACCTCTCCAAGAGCACCACCAGCAAGAGCACCAATAAACATTCCAGGAGGACCACCAGGAGTACCGATTGATGTACCAGCAGCAGCTCCAAGAACACCCCCAAGAGCACCTAAGATAGCATTACCTGCACTTCCACCAGTTGCAATTTCTGCAACAGCAGCAAGTGTACCAATTAGAGCATCAACTCCAGGAATTTTGAAAGGACCTAACGCTTTTCTTGCATTCTTGACTGCCGTGAGTGCTGGTTTTGCTTTGCTACCAACTGTAGAAACAAGTGATTTTATTTTTTTAGGATCTTTGAGATTCTTAATAGTATTGATGAGAGGTTCTGCTTTCATGATCTCATCAAGCTTTGTTGAAACTCCTCCCCTGATCTGTTCAAGAGCTTGCATTGGATTCAAGTTTTGAATCCCTTTACCTAATGATTGTAAAGATCCACTGATTCCACTAACTGCTTTGCCACCAAGACTCTTAAAACTTCCACCAACACCTTTTGCTAGGTCCATAGCATTTCCAGATAGTGTCATAGCACCTGCTAAAAGATTGCCACCAAAACTTTTAGCGCTTGACAAAACTCCTCTACCCAGATTCATACCCATTGATCCAAGACCTCTAAGGTTTTGTAACCACCTTGGACCACCAGATGCTGCAATTTTTTGAGCAACTCCCTGGTCTAGCATACCAGATAAAACTCTTGCTCTATTTGCTTTACTTACATCTGCATTCTTCAATGCGTTCATGACTGAGGACTGTCTATTGCCCCCAAGCATTCTAGTTGCTCTGCCAGTAGATTCATTAATAATACTACCAGGTCGTGCCAATACCTGATTTTTACCACCCTTCATCAATCGACTCAGGAAATTTCCACCACTATTGATTCCACCACCTCTAGGTGCAGAAAATCTACGTTGTGGTCTAATTCCAGGACCACCACCAAGCAGGTCATCAAGACCACCACCGCCGCCACCACCTTGGTTGACGACATAAACGTGCATTGGGTTCCCACGGGTTCCCAAATCCCTACCCATTCTACCACCAGGTTTCATACCTAGCAGTTTTTGGGCAGCGGCTCCAGCAGGACCACCAAACATTCTACCAAAAAATCCTAAAACGTTACCAAGATCGGTAACAACTTTTCCAGGATTTTTTAGATACCTATAAGTAACAGCAAGACCACCAACGCCAGTCAGCAGTTGAATAATTCCACCAAAGTCAAATTTAAGGTTACCGTCCTTATCAATAATTTTATCAAGTCCTTTGATTACATCGCCAAATCTATCTGAAACAAATCCTGCAACAAAGTTTGCAAATTTAGAAATCGCCTTTCCAAACTTATCAAATGTCTCTTGAGGAATTGAATCAATAAGCTTGAATGCCTTACCAATAGCACCACCAATAAAATTACCAACAAAGGTAATAAATTTTCCAAGGTTCAGACCAATTTTATCGAGTGTTGATGTTGGAATTTTACCAATAGAGTCAACAATCGAAGCTACTGCACCAACAAAAGAAGAAATAACTCTAGATACTAAATTACTATCTAATAGTTTTCTTATCGCAGATGCACCAATGACCCCTGAAGCAATGGTAAATAAACCCCCTACGGGGCTGTTCATTAGTGCCCCAAGCAAACCCTTAGCTCCTGCAGCACCCTTGTTTAGGGCACCAGCAGTTGCCTTACCAGCTTTAGCTAAAGATTGATTGTTTCTAGCTTCAAGTTTACGCTCTCTTGCTTCTCTCAGTTGCCTCTGAGTTTTAATTTTTTCTTGTTTATCTCTGGCAATCTGAAGCTTCTTATCTTCAGCAAGAAGCTTCTTGATATCTCTTACATTAACATTCAGTTTCTTTAGACTTTGCCCAACAAGAACAACAGTCTTAGCAACATTAGCATATTCCTTCTGAGAAAAAGAAACATTCTTTTGTGTTTTGGCATTACCGCCCATCATGTTATCAAACTTGACAGCTTTGCTGGGTCTGATAACTATGGTACTTGTAGAGATATCTATGGTTTGAGCCATTAGGTCTTACCTTGCGTTGTTTCTTTCTAATTGACGTTTTTGTTCTTCTTGTATATGTTCAGATAGCATAGTTACATATACATCTCTTTCCCAGGGTATTAACCCTTCAATCTCTGTCAATGACCATTTATGATGATGTATTAGGGAGAAATTAGTCTCGTAGTATGACTCAAGACTAATATATCCCATGCTTATCCGAAAAAATCACCCAAACCTTCCAGAGTAACATCACTCACTACACCAGTATTTGGATTTGTTACGGTTACTTTGTGCGCTAATTTAGGCATGGTTTCAAAAAACTTGTTAATTTTTTGAAACTGTTCGGAAGTCATTGAATCCAAAAATTCTAGTAATTCTTTTTTACTACAATCAGATGCTTCCCACACCTCTTCTTCATTACAAATTTTATCGATACAACTGGTTACAACATCATAAGGATCAACAGTTTCATTCTGAAAATTCTGACGCAAGAACATATCCATCGATGGATATTTCATTTCAATAGTTAGACTATCATCAACTTCTACACTAGACGAATGACCTTCTGGAAACTGAACTTTGATGTCATCAACAAGAACGCTTGTAGTTGTCGAAGTTACTTCATCATCTGGACAAACTAATGAAATTGTAATTTCTTCACCAACAGACTTGCCTCTGATGTTTAGAAAAAGATATTCAATATCAAAAGATGCTAGATCGTCAATTTTAATTCGACTGATGAGACAGTTTTTGATAACTGTTTTCATCGCATTTGCAATTTCTTTTGGATCCTCAGTTTCACTTGCTAGCATCAAGATCTTTTCTTCTTTGACTAGAAAAGGTCTATATTTTACTGGTTTTCCGCTAGAAGGAAGTTCAAGCTCATAGGTAGGTGCAGTAATCTTAGGTAAAGGCATAAAATTTAAATCATGTCAGTATATTTATTTATTATAGCATAATATCAATCATCGCTTCCACCACCCTTACTTCCACCACTAGCAGATTTACCAGCTTTAGTTGCATTTGGATTGAGATTAGCGGCGCTTCGTTGCATTGCTTCATTCAATTCAGCACTAGGAGTAAAGAATGGACTGTCACCTGTGGTAAACGCACCTTCAAATTTGACCCTATCGCTGATAGCAAAAATCTTATTGTCATATGGATTTGAATTAGAATATATCTTCGATATATCATCACTAAGATCTAAAGACATATCACTATTCCATTGTCCACCAACTGTTTGAGAATCAGGTACTGCTGCATCTGCTGCAGTTTGTGAATTTGATGATGCTGATTTTTCTGTAGAAAGTCCACCAGTATATGAAATCGAAGTTTCATATGCAAAATTAACAGTCAATTCTAGTAAACCATTTTGACCTCCAGAAGATAGACCAAGATCACTAATGTTTAGTGGGAATGCATTATAAATTTCTGTAGTTAGTGAGCAACTACCATCTCTTTCAAATTTTTTCAAAATAATCTTAGGATCAACATAATTATCATAATAATTCATTCTAATATCCCTTCTAGGCATTGCTGTTGGAGATGTTACAAGATCATCTTCTCTTGGAGAAATTTGCTCCATCCAATAGTAAAAAATATTATATAACTCCATACCACCCTCAAGAATAAATGTCATGGCAAATTCATTGAACATTCTGGTGTGAGCATATTTTCTACTTACACCAATCGCCATATCACCCATCATGTCACCAGTTGCATATGAAACTCCAGGCATGGACATGTTAGAGATGAAAAATTCAGAAAATTCATTCAATCTCTTTACCTGATTTGCATCAGTAGCCCACCCTTTATTGCCAGCGGTTAGACCACTAAAAATTGCTTGATATCTATTATTAGACGCTGGTCCTCGCGCTAATAGTTTTTTTATGGTTGGATATGCCATAAATACTTTGAGAGTTTGTAATTATTTATCTTGGCATATAAGGGAAAATACCAACCCTCATATCCCCGTAAGTACAAAGGTGACCCAACGAAAATCATCTATAGATCTTTATGGGAAAGAAAGTTCATGGTATGGTGTGATAAAAATACAGGGGTATTACAATGGGGATCAGAAGAGATCATCATCCCATATAAGTCTCCCGTAGACAATAAATGGCATAGATACTTTCCTGATTTTTATATCAAAATTAAAAACAAACAGGGAGTGATAGAAAAATACTTGATAGAAGTAAAACCTAAATACCAAGTAACTGGTCCTAAACCTGGGCAGAAAAAAACAAAAACTTATATCAATGAAGTGAAAACCTACGCAGTCAATAAAGCGAAGTGGGCAGCTGCAGAAGAGTTTTGTTTAGATAGAAGATGGAAATTCAAGATAATCACCGAAAACGAATTAGGTATTAAGTAATGGCATATTCTCGTGCTGAACAGAACGCACATAAACCTGCTCAAAAACAACCCACTGGCGAATTTTATGGTCCTGGTGGAGATCCCTCTGGTTCGGGTAAAGGACAGGCGCAACAGAAACCAAAGGAACCCGAAGCTAGAGTTAATCCTCCAGGTGGTGGAGGTGGTGGAGGTGGATCAAGTCAAACTACACCAAAACCAGCACCCAAGATCGAGAAGAATGATCCAGGAAAAGATTTTCTAAAGAACTTGGGTAGTAGTCCTATTTTGAAATATCCAAATGATCTATTTGAGGATACAACTGATTATTTGAAAATTGAAGTATTTGAATATGAACCTTCACTTAGTGTAAACTTTAGTGAAGGTTCACCTAAGAATAAACTAAAAACTTTTTATTCTTATATGCCTGGCAATATAAGCACGACTTACTCTCAGAGATGGGGTGAGGCAACATTATCTCCAAATGGAAGATACCTTCTAAATGCTGCTGGCATGGCGATTAGAGGTGGAGCTGCTGCAAAAGGATCTGTTGGTAAATATCTCCAAGGAGCTCTAAAGGGATCCGAAAGTACCTTCGCTGCTGCACAAATTGCTAAAGGTGTTAGTCAATTCGCTCCAGGCACTCAAGGTCTAGATGCACAATCTATTCTTGGATTGTCACAAGGATTAGGTATCAACAGCACCGTTGAAGTATTTTGGGGTGGACATGGTGGACATAGAACAATGTCATACACTATCACCATGGCACCAAGAAATGAAAAAGAAACTACGGACATCAAAGATATCGTAACGATGTTCAAGGTTGGACTTCATCCAGGAAGTAATGGTGCTAGTGCAGGTAATGGGGTCTCTAGTAGATTTGTTACCTACCCATACATGTTCAAAATTGCATACATGTCTGGGTCTAAAGAAAATGAGTTTCTAAATAAGTTCAAAGAGTGTGTCTTAGAGAGTTTATCTGTAAACTACACTCCAAATGGAGGGTATTCAACTCTTCAAAATGGTTCTCCTGTAGCAACAGTTCTTACTCTTAATTTCAAAGAAATCAGACATATCTACAGAGAAGATGTTATCGACACAACCTCAGGCGGTGGAGCAGGATACTAATGGCATACTTCGATCAATTACCAGATTTACTATACGCATCCAAAATCAAAAAATCAGGTTTTGGAGAGTATCAAAAAGTAAAAAACATCTTTAGGAGATATAAACTTAGAGATGATGTAAAGAGGTTAGCATTTCAATTCTACAAATATCAAATCCCTTTAGATTCTAGTCCAGAAAGAGTTGCATATGACATTTATGGTGACTCGGATTTATACTGGATTGTTCTACTTGTAAATGACATTATAGATCCATATGAGCAATGGCCATTGGATACAGAAACTTTAGAACAATCAGTTTACAGTAAGTATCCTGATCCTGATGGGGTGCATCATTATGAAACATATAAAAGATTTGATTCTGCTGGAAATATTGTGATGAGACAGGGTATTATTGTAACTCCTGGATGGCAGCATGAATATTTGTATTCTGCAGAACCAACTGTAAAGAGAACTTTGACTTTTGGTAATGACGCATACTCAGTATCTAATTGGGAGTATGAAGAAAGATTGAATGATGAGAAAAGAACTATTGAACTTTTACATCCAGATTATGTTGGTGCAATTATTGCTGATTTTGAAAGAATCACAAGTTACGAATCTAATTCAGATCTAGAAGACGACGTAACTAAGAAGACTGCAATTGACCTAGTTAGAAAGTATTATTAATAAAAAAAGAGGGGTGGTCAACCCCTCATCGTTAGCGATATTCCTATTCGTAGAGTGTCGCGCACGAAAGAGCGACACAACTATTTATGCATCAGCAAGGCGGGCGAAATAGGAGAGATCAGCATCCTCGTCGTCTTGGAAAGAAGAACTAGGAGTGATGTCAGGTGCATTGAAATCTGCACTTGCCTGAGACTCACGCTTGGAGAACTTAGGAGTGTAGGAAGGTTCTGCAGGTGCAGCATACTCTTCCTCATCGGTCACTTCCTCATCGATCTGCTTCGAGCGACCTTGACCCAGAACCAGTTTCATACGTGCTTCCAGTTGCTCAAAAGTCTTGAACTTGTCAGGAGCAACCAGTTCTTCCAGAGAATACTCAGTCTTCCAGAGTGCTTCCAGTTCATCATCGTCTCCACCAAGTAGAGGAGTAGGGCGAGCAAACTCGGATTTGTCGTAGTTCCAGTAACCAGCGACCTTACAGATCTTCAGTTTGAAGTCAGCACCTTCCCACATATCGAAAGGATTCACAGGGGACTCATCTTCAAACTGAGGTTCCATTGCTTCAGTGATCTTATCAAAGATCTTCTTACCATAACGGAACAGGAAGACTTTACCTTCGTTTGCAGGATTGGCAGGATCCTTAACAACATAAATGTTGCTGTAGTAGGAGAGTTTACGCTTCTGCTTACGAGCGATCTCCTTGTTTGCATCAGAACCACTGTTCCACAGTTCGCTGTTATACTGCGACAGAGGATCTTGCTGACCAAGAGTGGTCAGAGAGTTTTCAATGTACCAACCACCAGGACCTTGGAAGGAGTGGGAGTACAGTTTTGCCCAAGGGAGAGATTCACCATCAGGGGCGGGGAGGAAACGAATTACAGCGTAACCGTTACCAGACTTGTCCAGTTGCGGTTTCCAGAGACGGTCATCACCGTTGCTGGAACCAGAGGTTTTCTCCAGTTCGTTGGAGAGTTTCTGGAAGATGGACTTGTTGTTTTTCTTGAGATCAGCGAATGACATTGGATGTTTTGGATGTAGTGGATGTTTTGGTTTGCTACTGGATGATCGTAGCATAGTATTTAGGTGATGTCAAGCAGCGCGTTGTAGGTTGCTTTTCATCTGACTGAGGATGCCTTCCATTTGGACGAACAAATCATCAATCGTGGTGTCTTTTGGGATTCCCAAGGCATAAGCGGTCTGTCTCATCTTACTGAGCATCTCCTTTGCCTCTGAGTCTTCAGACAGTTTGATTCTAGCATGGAGTACCCTCTGCTTGTCAAGTAGTTCCTCCATCTTTGCAATTAATTCAAGTTTCTGGTCCGAGGTCATCAGTTGATAACGCATCGAACAAGACATAATTTCTTCTTGTATTTGTTGAATTTGTGCTGTTTCAGCACGTACTATTTCTGAGTCAAAAAAACTCATGCTACTTTTCTCCTGACTATGTTTACGTATTTTGAAACATCAACAGAGACAAATGGTTCATACTTTGACATTTTCTTAGAAACTGTCATCCATATCGGGTCAACCAAAACCTTATCATAATCTTTTTTGAAATTCAGAATTTTATCCAGAATAATCAGCGTCTCTAATGATACTTTGCCTGCCAGATGCTTTCTAAGCAGTGGTGAATGTTGTGATCCTGTAGATTTTATCGCCTTATCCAGATCATCTTCTAAAATAAGATCTAGGTCATTTGTAAATGAATAGGTCATACTCTCCCTTCTCTTTTTCCAAGAAAGAAAGTTTCCCTCTCCGTTACGGATAATTTCTCTAATCCACAGTTTTTTTGGATCTGTGCTATAAACGAAATTTGAAAGAAAATATTCTATGATTTCTTGATCTGTCCTCTTTCTAGACATAGATTCAAAGAAATACCTATCACGTCTGGTTTTGAATGTATCTTCTTTTGCAGATGTCTTCCCTTGATACTTAAAATAGTCATATGATTCACTAGTAAAGTGATTTTTCAATGCCAAATAAGTCTTGTAACATTCAAAACCAGTCATTTTCATAATGGAAGTTTAGCCTTAGTAGTTCGCTTCAAAAAGTTTAGTTGGATTGCCTCATATTTGAGTTTCTCTTTCAGAGGCTTTGAAATAAGTTTAGATACTTTCTCAATATCAATCTCATTCTCTTCACAATAATGCACTACTGCATCAATATAATTAAGATCTGGTTCTTCTAATACCAGTTCTTCAATGTCTTTACTAAATTTCGCTTGGGTCATAAATTTTTCTTCAAATAATTCGTTTATGTCTTTGTCATTTGCCATTATGGAAGTCTAGGTAGTCGGTAATATACTCTTTCAGTAATTTCATGTAATCAAGTTTGTTTCTCTTCTCATAGACCACGACATCACCATTTTCGCAGGTCATGAGAATAACAATTTTCTTGATGGCATGACCAGTACGTTCAAAGTACATCATACCATATGCCATACATTGCACAAAATAGTGCTCAATCCAGTTCTCAGGTTTTTCTTTTTCTGCAGTCTTGAAGTCAATGACTGCTAGTTCTCCATCAAATTCTGCAATACAGTCAACCTGTCCTGCCAGACATAGATGGTCACTATAAAGAGTACCTTCAAGAACGTGGATATTATTTATACGATTTAGAGTAGGAATCGCTTGCTTGAATAGATACGTGGGAAGAGGGTCTGCTTTCGGGATTGGCATATTTTTTAGATGATGCTCAATCAGTAAGTGTGTGGCAGTCCCTCTTTTAGTAGATCTATTTGTTTTTCTATTAGCAGCCTCTTCGCCCACTCGTTTACGCCAGTCAACAAAGATCTGGCGATTTTTGTGGGAGGTTACTGTGGTGATTGACGGATATCTATTACCTTCTGGAGTTACATAAAAACGTAATTGACCATCCTGAATTCTATTTAGTTCTTGAAGGTCAACATCAATATGGGTGAAAGTCATAAACCAAGTTGGATTTTATTAGCAATGTAACTTTTAACAAGTCCAGAACGTACAATGTCCTGAATACCAAATTCAATAGAAGTAAACTCTTCCATTACCTCTAAGATCTTCATGAAATCTAAAATACCATTTCTTTCATGAGTTTTGATGAGATCAGTCTGAACTGCATCACCACAGAACATGATCTTAGAATTTTCACCAACACGGGTGATGATAGAATCTAGTTCATGGAAATTTAGGTTTTGGCATTCATCAACGAGTAGAATAGCGTTGTCAAATGTAGTACCACGAATGAATGAGGTGCTCCAGAAACTAATAGTTTCTTGAGTTTTGAGATTACCATAAAGCATCTCAAAAGTTGCATCATCAGGCATTTCAAACATGTATTTTACCATATTCTTGTATGGAATCTGGTAAAGAGAAGATTTATCTTCATGGTCTCCAGGAAGAAATCCAATTTCTCTAGTGGGAACTAAAGAACGAATAATGTAAATCTTTTCATATGGTGTAGTTTCATCTAAAACGTCATACAAGCAATTGTATAACGTAATGAAAGTTTTACCTGTTCCAGCAGCGCCATATGCAAATAAGTTTTGACCTTTTTTATAGGAGTCAAACAAAACTTCTTGATTCTCTGTGAGAGGTTTAATATCGACAAGCATGTCGAGATTAATTGGTTTTTTACGTCTCATCTGCTTAGAAGTCATAGCATTGATGTCAGGCGTATCTTTCTTCCTTGAACGTGGCATAAAAACAAGTTTTACTAAAGGGTTTTGACTTTGGAACCAGGCGCACCTTGCGCTTTACGGAGAACATCGTTCCATCCTGGAGCTTTTTTGCGAAGAGAGTCTTGCCAATCCCCGACTTCACCTGAACCTGGACAGGTGGATGGATCAGACCAATCTCGATCCCAATCTGGGTTGTCTAGTTTCCATTGATCCCACTCATGAACAGAAAGTTTTACTTCTTTTTGTTCCCCCGTCAGTTTATTAATAACAGGATAGGTTGCCATAAATTCTCCTCACCAATAATTATTTAGATTCGATCCATTCAAGTGCTTCTGCCACAATCGGAAACTGTTCACAGAATACTTCCCTACAAGCCTCTGCAATGTCCATATGCTCCTTCTGAGTACCATTTGCAGACCTCAGATTAATATAATGAATCCATGATCTGCATGAACCTGTCATGTAGATTCTGGTTGGTGTACAGAGAGGAAGCACCATGCGAGCACACTCTTTTGCCACACCACGTCCCAACATTTGTTGGTATAGTGCCAGAGAAGAATCAAACAAAGTTTGCATCTGAAGTTCCATATTCTGAACATCAAATGGATCTAGGTCATCGATTGAGTTCTGACGATTCTTTGTATCTTGACGACGTAGTTCTGGGAGAGGAATCTTATCGAAACCGAGCAGAGATGAATCAGCGTACCGTTGTGAAAATTCTTGATATGTGAAAGAACGGTGACGTAAAATTTGAGCCGCGATAGCACGGGTAGTCTCAATTTCCAGAGTCATAAAACTCTGTTCAAAAACTGACCAGTGATTATGTTTGATGCAATACTTCAGTAGACCCGCTACATTCGGATTCGCCTGATTGTTCGGGTTGCTCACTCTCGCTACATACCCCATCGTCTGCTCCGCTTCGGGAGTCACTGACACTAGTTTGACTGAGTTTGTTTTCATATTGTTGTGAAAGTTTTTCTAGTTCGTTTCCAAATCCTCTCGATTGTGAGAGAACATTAATGCGATGCAGATTTTCATACTGCCTCAGTTGTTTTTTCATATAAACAACCTCTTCGTTTGTATAAAGAAGAGGTGAATCATATGCCTTTTTGATTGTTTTTTTGAGATCCTTGATTATTGGTTTTAGCATAAAAATTAGTCGCAGTATCCATCATCATCGTCATCACACCACTCAGGAAAATTAGATTTTTCTTGTTCGTAAATATATGCTGAAGGATCTGACATAACTTCGCATTCCAGTTCTTCAACTAGATCTTTCAATCTTACTATGATTCCTTGAAGTTCTTTCTTGTCCATGGGGATGACGTAGACGTGTTTTATTATATACAAAAAAAGAAGGGGTGTCAACCCCTTCTATCCGTTCATTTGTTGTAAGTGTGTCCACGATAGCAGAAGGTGCCGTGAGTCTCAGACTCTTCACCATGCTTGCACTCATACTGAACACCACGATAGGATGTCATATGAATTTGTGCGTCGTGAAGTGCAGATGCTTTTTCAATCTGCTTCTTGATCATGTTAAGTGTGTTCATGGGATTACTCCTAAAGAAATGGGTGAATTTAATCTCCCGTTCCTTCAGTCGTTTGCGTCCTCGTTATCAAAGCACGATGGTTCAGTATGCTCAATCCACTTAGTGATAATAGCAAACTTTTCTGCAGGTGTAAAAAGAGTTGTCTCTTCAATTCCCTGCTTCAACCAGTGATAGTCTTCGCACTTAAGATACATGTCCGCAGGGACATGCATAAAAAGTACTGCTAAAGTTGATAACATAGGATGAACGCTCCGTTCCGCGACTTACTTGCGTCCTATTCGCTATTCGCAAACAGCGAATGGGATGAACGATGGTATTATTATACCATACTATTTATGAGATGACAACTGTATAATTTGATACAAAACCCTACAAACAAAAAAATGGC